AAGGCTCAGGCTCTAACGTCACTATACCTAATGGTTCAGTTATGGCAGTTTATTCTGATGGGGGAGGCGGTTCTGCCAATATTGTATCTGTCCTAACAGATGTTGTTATGACTGATTCAGTCAAAATTACAGGTACAACACCAACTTTGACATTAGGAGATGGAGATGCTGAAGATGCAAAAATAGTATTTGATGGTAATGCACAAGACTTTTATTTAGGTCTAGATGATTCAGATGATACATTAAGTTTAGGAACGGGGTCATCTGTTGGCTCTGGAGAGCGCTTAAACATTTCATCATCTGAGGTACGTCTTACAGATGGTTCTAATCTTATAAAAATTAATGACTCCGACGGAAATGGTGTAAAAGTGCAAAGTGATGACGCTATACAATTGGTGGTTCAAAGAACAAGTAATAGCCCAGCGGTCATAGCATTTTCTACAGATGAAATATCAAAAACTGCAAAAATAGAAGCCAGCTTGTCACATGGTATCCGTTTTTACACAAACAATACAGCAAGATTTAAAGTAAAACATGATGGTGATCTTGATGTTACTAACGATTTACGATTTGAAACAAACGGTAAAGGTGTCATTCTAACGTCACCAAATGGTACAAAATATCGTATTTCAGTAGATAATTCAGGAAACTTATCAACAGCATCCGTTTAATGTATAATTCTTCTTATGGATGAAAAGCAATTTTTAATAATAGCGTTACAACTTGTTGAAGTATCTCTTGCTAGAGGTGCTATCAAGGGTGAAGAATTAGAAGTCATCAATCAGATGAGAAATTACATAACTGACAAACTGAAAGGTATGCAGGAGCCAGTTGTTGAATCTGTTGATGAATTAAAAGAAGAAAAACCTAAAGATACCAAAGAGGATAAAAAATAATGGAATACATAATTGTTGCAATTGTTGTGGGTTTGGTAGGATATTGGTGGATATCTAAAAACAAACCTGAATGGTTAAGTAAATTTAAAAAGTAAGTGGCCAGAAAAACAGCAGCAGAGGTCCATCTCGAGTTATCTGTTCATCAAAAAGAAAGCGAAGAAAGATGGAAAACTGTTTTTAACAAGTTTGTAGATATAGAACTTGAAATAAAAGAATTGCAACAAAAAGTATCAGGGGGTTTGACTACGCTTATTGTTTTGTTGGTAGGCTTGATTTGTAGCGTAGTTGCCCTTTTAGTAGAAAGCAATTTATCATGACCGCAGAAACATTAGAAAGTAAAGTAAGCCATATGTTGAGAATACATGAAGGTTTTGTGTCACATGCATATGAAGATTCTACTCCTGAAAAATATCTTACTATTGGTTACGGTAGGCTAATAGACGAAAGATTGGGAGGAGGTATATCTCAAGATGAAGCTGAGTATCTCCTCAATAATGATATTAAAAATTGTATCAAAATCTTAGCATCAAGGATTGAGTGTTTTGAAAGCCTTTCAGAAACAAGAAAAATAGTTCTTATAAATATGTATTTCAATCTAGGCAATAGGTTATTTAAGTTTAAAAACATGTTATTTGCCTTACATGCCAAAGACTACGACGAAGTTGCAGTACAAATGCTAGATAGCAAATGGGCTGAACAAGTTAAAGGCAGAGCTAATGAGTTGGCCGGCATGATGAAAACAGACGTATACCACGGTTAACACCAAATCTAGCTATAATATTAACTTCGAGATAGAATATCTTTAAGTTATGGCTATTCAAAAAATAACCTTTGCTCCAGGTATAGACAGAGAAGGAACTGAATACGATTCAGAAGGCGGGTGGTTCGACTGCAATTTAGTGCGTTTTAGGTTTGGTAGGCCTGAAAAGTTTGGTGGTTGGCAAAAACTCACGACAAACACATATGAAGGTACTCCTCGTGCTTTACACAACTGGATAAGTAATACTGGAGAAAAATATTTAGGTATAGGCACACATCTAAAATATTATGTTGAGTTTGGTGGTACTTTCGCTGATATTACACCTACTCGTAAAACTTCAACAAACAGCATAACTTTTTCAGCTACTAACGGTTCGAGCACCATAACTGCTACTGATAATAACCATGGTGCTGTTGTAGGAGATTTTGTGACTATCAGCCAAGCAGTATCTCTAGGGGGCAACATAACAGCTACTGTGCTAAACAAAGAACATCAGATTACTACTGTCCCTTCTGCAAATACCTACACTTTTACTGCTTCAGCAACTGCTAATTCTAGTGATTCAGGTAATGGTGGTAGTGGCGTAGATGGCACATATCAAATAAATGTTGGGCTAGACAATTTTGTTGCAGGTACAGGCTGGGGTGTAAATGGTTGGAATACAGGCACTTGGGGTTCTACTAACTCTTTAAGTTCTATAAATCAATTAAGATTGTGGTCACACGATAATTTTGGTGAAAACCTTATAATAAATGCTAGAGGTGGTTCAATATATAGATGGGTAGAAAACAATGGCACAAACACACCTGCTGTACAGCTATCAACTGTAGGGAGCGCTAGCAAAGTCCCGACGGTAGGCTTGCAAGTGATAACATCAGAAACAGATAGACATCTTATAGTTTTAGGTGCTGACCCGCTGTCAGGTGGTAATAGAACAGGGGTAATTGATCCTATGTTAGTTGCTTTTAGTGATCAAGAAAATGATATTGAGTTTAACCCGACAACGACTAATACTGCTGGTTCCGTCAGGTTATCTTCAGGATCTCAGATTATTGGTGGTGTCAAATCAAGACAAGAAATAGTTATATTTACTGATACTTCTGTATACAGTATGCAATTTATAGGACCGCCTTTTACTTTTGCAGTAAATCTTATTGATAATTCTACAGGGTTGATTGGGCCTAAGGCAGCTATAACAGCACCTGGTGGTGTATATTTTATGTCTTACGATAGTTTTTATGTTTATAGTGGTGCAGTACAAAAACTACCTTGTAGTGTAAAAAATTATGTATTTTCAGATTTGAATGTATCTCAAGCTTTCAAAATATTTGGTTTCAGTAACAAAGAACATAATGAAGTAGGTTGGTTTTACCCCTCGAAATCAGGTGGTACTGGAGAAATAGATCGTTATGTAATTTATAATTATGTAGATAATATTTGGTATTACGGACAGTTGGTGAGGACTGCTTGGTTGGACTCAGGAGTTGAACCTTTCCCACAAGCCGTCAAAGCTCCAAATCTATTTCAACACGAAGTAGGCTTTGACGACGACGGATCAGAAATGACTAACGTATTTATAGAGTCATCTGATCTTGATTTAGAAGATGGGAACAATTTTGCATTTTTAAGTAGAGTTATTCCTGACTTCAAGTTTTTATCTGAAAGTGGAGGAAATTTAAAAGTGATAACAAAAACAAGAAACTTCCCTGGTGACTCTTTGAGCACAACATCAGATTCAGTCGTTACTCCAACTACACAACAACTTTTTATTAGATCAAGAGGCAGACAATTTGTTTTACGAGTTGAATCTAATGATGGTGATGCTGGTAATTCTGGTACAGGATGGAGGTTAGGTGCAACAAGATTAGATCTTAGAAGCGACGGGAGAAGATAGTGGCAAAACTACTACAAACTAACTTACCCTTCTCTCAAGGCCCTAATGTCACTTCTGAGACATTTAATCAATTAGTAAGGGTCCTAGAGATCAATTTAGGATCTGTTGATCCTGACAACACATTACAGCTCACAACAGCAGAAAGAGATACCCTAAACTTTAATATAGGGCAAATAATCTATAATACCTCTACCACCACATTACAGTATTGGGACGGTTCTGCTTTTCAAAACATATCATCAACAGGAGCAGTTACTTTAAATATTACAGATGGCTCTAGTAATATTGCGATAGATTTATTTAGTGAAACTTTATCATTACTAGGCGGTACAGGTATTACCTCTACTGCTTCAGGTAATGGTGTTACTTTTGCTATAGATAGTACAGTAGCAACCTTAACAGGGTCACAAAGTTTAACTAACAAGACTATAGATGTTGATAATAATACATTATCAAATATAGAAATAGATAACTTCAAAGCTTCTGCGATTGTGACAGAATCTGAAGGTATTGCATCTAACGATAACGATACTAGTGTACCTACTTCTGCCGCTGTAAAAGACTTCGTAGATACACAAATAACCGCAGAAGATCTAGATGTTACGGACGGTTCTACAAATATTTCTATTGATTTAGATAGTGAGGTGTTAGGTATATTAGGGGGTACAGGTCTAACTTCTAGTGCTTCCGGTAATAACGTCACTCTTTCTGTAGATGCTGCTCAATCACAAATAACAACTGTGGGTACCCTTAATTCTGGTGCAATAAGCTCAGGATTTGGTGCAATAGATATTGGTTCTTCTGCTTTGAGCGCAGGAACAGGAGCTTTCTCTAGTAACGTTGTGATTTCAGGAGACTTAACTGTTTCCGGAACTACTACTACCATCAACACAACTAATTTAGATGTTAAAGATAAGAATATAACTTTAAATTTTGGAGCAGGAGATACATCTTCTAACGCTAACGGCGCAGGTATAACTATTCAAGATGCTGTCAACGCATCTACTGACGCAACTATACTTTGGGATGCTACTAACGACAAGTTTGATTTTTCACATGGTTTAGAAATAACAACAGAAGAAGTAACAGATGCTATCGCTTTGTTAGATTCTAGTAACTCCAATACTAAATATTTCAGTATTCAAGGCGATAATGGTGATTGTAATATCAATGCTCCAGCAGGTGACTTAGCTTTACAAAGAGCAGGTACAACTAGATTAGCAGTTGGTACTGCTGGAGTGACAGTAACAGGAACTATCTCAAGTGGTGATATTTCTATAACATCCTCATCAAGTGGCAATCAACTCACAATACAATCACCAGTACCAAGTATTGAATTTATAGATTCAAATGCAACATCTAGAAAAGCTAAAATTAGTACAGAAAATGGTAATCTCTTATTTGAAGCTGATACAGGAACTTCAGAAAGCAACACAACCATTAATTTCAAAATGGATGGCTCTAATGCCTTATCTTTTGATACATCAAAAAATGCCACCTTTGCAGAAAGAGTTAGTCTTGGTGAAGAATTAAGAATGACAGGGAGTGGCACTATAAGATCAGACAATACTTTAGGGTTTGTAACAGTAAGTGGTTCTGCACAATTTGGTAAATTTAAAGGTGTAGCTGCACAAACTTCTTATGGAAATGGAGTAAGTACAGGTATGTTTAATGCCTTAAATGGATATGCAGTTGGTACTGGTGTTGGCACAACTGTTATAGATAGCTCAAGAAACTTAGTTAATATCGGTACTATAAGTAGTGGAGCTATAACTTCAAATAGTTTCGTCAAAGGCGTAAATCTGTTAGTTGGTATCACTTCTACTGTTGGCATAAATGGCACACCAGCAGATGAAAACTCAGCAGAGCTAGGAAATGGTTATCTCAATTTAAG